GTTGATGATAGTATGCTTGTCGTCAGCATTTAAGAACACAAGCTTACTATACCCGATGTACTCTGATATGAAGTACTTACTCATATCACACGTAGTGAAGTCATGCTTGAACTTCTTGAGCATATCGTTGAACTCATAGGTATCGGAGAACTCCTTGTTGCCCAATCCCTTGATAACACCATTGTGTACAAACCCTAAGTTGTCATTGACTAAGAATGGGTGAAGGTTATGCTCACCCTTGTAGCCACTAGTGGCTATACGGAAGTGAAGCACTATACTGCCGACATCTTTGTCATCTCGTAGCTGATTGTACTTGTCAATGTACTCATCGTATACGTACGTTTTGAATACGTTGAGTTTGCCATTGTTAGTCCACAATAGTCCTGAACCCATATCATTATTGTCCCATGAGTTCTTGATGTGGGACTTTGGTAATCTACCTGCTTTCTTTGTGTTTAAAATTGCGATGCACATGATTTTTAATTTTTAATTGTTATTTAATATCTAATCCTTCGAATTGTTGTGTGTAGTTTATGAACCTGTGCTTCAAGTCTTGAAGCTTGTCGTCATTGTACACTTGCTTGAGTAACTTGGTGAACTTGGTATCTACATTGTAGTACGCTTTGATAACGTCATCAGTAGGGTTCTGTATAGCCATCATAAGTAACTTACTTCTCCACTTCAATGTGTTGACACTAGGTACTGCACTGATGATACGGAACTCAACCCTATCGTGATGTATCTTGATAGCTTGGTACTTCTCGTTCTCGTTCTGCAAGTCATCGTTCTTCTTACCTTTGCAGAAGTTCTTGTCCACCCTGCCGTAGTACAAGGCGTAGAATAATGGAGTGTAACCCTTGATCTTATTGAATAACTGATCGCCCGACAGTCCATCTTCTGACAAATGGATATGCCCACCACATGACTTGGTATGTCTCGCATTGATATGCTTGACTAACTCATCGTTACTCTCGATATGCTCGAATATCTTATTGATGTTGAACTCAAAGGTAGGACTGATTAACTCATAACCGGAGCAGTCACATAAGCTACCATCTTTCTCCTTACGCCAATGCCCATTGGTCTCACACTCAAAGCTGTCAATGTCTATCGAGTTACGTACATCTTCATCTTCTTTCTCTATCTCAAAGCCAATCTTATACTTTGGTCGATTACTGAAGTACAAAGTTCGATAGCTACCATTATGGTATCCACGAACATACTCCTCGCTATCGTCAGGATATGAATAGTACCCTTCATGCTCATGGTAGTATACATTGTCTCGATAAGCCCATTCGTCTGTGTCTTCTACATACACAATGTCGTGTCTGTCTCTAGCACAGTCATCGTAGTACTCACCATCGAAGTATGCCAAATCATGGTTATTATCAACATAACTTTGACTATACCAAGCCTCGTTCCTACCTTCGTACACACGCACCATGTCATCGTTATGGTAGTACTCTTCATTACCCTCGCAGTAGAATGTATCTTCTCGATCAAACACACAGCCATCGCCTGTTACTACAAAGTCATCACATGAATAGTAATAAATTCCATGTTGGAAATAGGTTTCGTTTAGCATCTCATCAATGGTTACATACTCTTCATTGATAGAGTCAATTGCTCTCTTTACTTGACGCTTGTAGCCATCGAATAACTCGAATAGCTGTTTTACTTCTGAATAGTTCATGATATTAATTCTTTAAGGTTTTCTAATGCAATTTTATACCCATAGTTCATAGACATCTGCATTAGTATGATGTCCATTGAACCTTTGTTTGCTTTCGCAAAGTTTTCTAAATGCTCTCTCGTATCCGGAGTAGCAACAATACCTCTGTCGAGTGACTTCAATTCTTTCTCGATGTAATCTTTTAATTCATTCATGATTTTAATTATTTAAATTGTCTATAAATTGTTTTACTTTTTCCCATGCTTCTGCACCTTCTGACGTTTGTATTTCATGCCAAAGTATTTGCATTGCGTTTTCTAATTCACTCATGATATTAATTGTTTGATTATGTATATGTCTATTGTTCCGTATTTCTTATGCACCTTCTCAAGTTCACGCATGGCTTTTGTCCACTCGCTTTGCGATGTTGGATTGTTGTACTCTCTGAGCCACTTTTGAATGTCTGTTATCTCTGTTCTCATTAGTTTTTATTTATATTACCTAAATAGATCGTGTCGTTTACAGTCATCTCAATTACAATGCTGTCTCCATCTTTCGGTATTGACTCATGGTCATCGTTCCACACAAACACAGGTTGTTTTTCAACAGGTACACTACTCTCCATATTGTCGGTCACTATACACATAGTAACTAGACACAATAATAATATTCTTCTCATAGCAATTGGTTTTTAAGTTCTGTTAATTTCTTATGTTCTTCATCGTTCCATGAGTTTATAGATACACGTGCTATACCTACACCTACAATATATTCGCCCCAACCTTCATCTATTCCCGATATTGTTTTAACATTGGTTTCGTTTAAAGGTTCTTCCGATAATACCAACTTTGAGTAAGTTCTATCGTCTCCTTGATTGCCTATAACTATTTCGTAAAGTGCCATATTATAACGTTGATTCTTTTGTGCCATAGTATATACATATAGCAAGGTTAATAACTGATGGTATAAATCCCCATAGGAAATTCGGGAATGCGTCTACACTCCCGGGCAATGTACCTATGAAAAATAGGCTACCAAATACTAATAATGATGCGATGAACCACATCTCCCAAACTCTTTGTCTCATGATTTTATAAATTAAATTCGTTATTAATATCTTCTAAATCTTCACTTGCTTGTTTACCTTTCCACACTCTTAATTGCATCATTGGTAAAATTACTTCTTTCGTTTTCTCAACTAAAAAGTCATGTGCTTCTTTGAATGTTTGAAAGTTTTCATTGATGAAAATATCATTATCTTCATCTTTTCCATTAGATAAGAAAGCATAAAACCTTTCTTCACCATTTCTCATCATAGCATGTACTTGTGCTTCAAGTCCGTATCTATCTAATATGTAATTGTCTATTTTCATTCTAACGCAGTAATTCATGATTTAAATATTAAATTGTTTAATGTTCGCTTTTCAATTAATTGCTTCGCTTGTTGGTACTCCACCTGTTCACTTTGCATTATGTCTCGAATGCATTCTGAATAGACTTTTACTCTTCGCTCAATACTGTCTATGACTGACTGAACATCTACTTTGTTGTTGATCCTTGGTCGCATGATTTTAAATTTCTGTTAATAATTGTTTTGTATATTCCAATTCACTTTTAATTTTATATAGATCTCCCATCGTGTGCATTATTCCATATAAATAAACACATGGTTTCAATTCTAATCTTGGCTCTAATGATGCGATTTGGTATTCCAATTCCTTTACATCATTCTTTAAATCATTTGCAATTTTACGCTTGGTATCTCTACCAAATCGTTTGCTTAAATCTAAATACTCAGTTTTAAATGTTTCGTAATTCATGATTTTAAATTTTAAAGTTAGAGCGTATTGCAGGGATCGAACCTGCACTATGTTGGATAGTATTGCTACTCCACCAAATACGCAACAATACTCCACCACTATAAGCGATAGAGTATACATATATTTGTGCCTACTAAATAGGCATACGTATGAAGATTTTTGTTATAATTTAAGCCCTAATATAAATGTTACTTTACATAGTAGTATACTAAAATAAATGCGTACAAATACGCAAATACAATAATACCTATCTATGCACTCCAACAACCAAAGGAAGTTACAAAACTACTTTGTAACGCATTAAGTTAATTCGCCTTTGTTATCCAATACATCGCATATATGCTATAAGTCCGTTTCTCAACTATTATAGCCGTATTGCTCGAGTTGACTGCATATAAATATGCAATACGTCAAACTACAAAATTTGTTTTACTTTCTAATGTAGTACTCTTTAAATTATCCGATATGCCAATGAACAGCCGTTTAGCCGTATATTGAAACTTGCATGCAAAAAAAATTTTTTTTGTCTTACTTGCTTTGGGTGCTTATCCCGTTTCGCTTTCGATTTTTGGCGTTTTTTATCTTTGCTTGCCACGGCTTAACGTGAACGTATTTAAATGCATCATAACGCATTACAAAGGAAAGCCCAAAAATCTATCAATATACATAGGTATGAACGTTTTACAGAATGTACCTATTCACTTTATCCGTATACGTCCCAATGGGACGTTTCGCCGTTTACGGCTCGTCAGTACGGCTTATTTTTTGCCTATTTTGTAAAGGGCTTGCAATACGTAAAACGGAGTAACCATGTTGTTTTTTGTCCGTCTTACTATTGCGTCAAACTTTTTGTAACTTGCATCGTCTTTAAGTATTGCTTTGCATATACTAACTTGCTTTGGGCTTAACGTTTCCGATGCAATTAGTAACTTGATTGCTTTGTTAGTAGTACGCAAAGCAGTTTTGAAATTTGCGTTAACGTCTAATACGTTTACTTTGTACTCGTTTACTTTTTTTGTTGTTTCCATGATTTTAATATTTAATTTGTTGATTTTCAGTAAGTTAAGTGAAAATATGGTAGTTTTCGACGGCTTAACTTTCTAATTATTGGGCTAAATTAAGAATATATTTCGAATAAAAAAAATATTTATATAAAAAAGTTTAGTTTTTTTTGAATTTTTATTGTTAAGCCCAATAAAATAAGGGCTTTTATAAATGTTCATATTATAGTATGTTATAAGGTAAAAATATAAGATAGGGACAAAACAAAGTATTAATCTTTGCGAAGCCCTATAAACAAAGGAAAGTTTAAACGGCAAAGGTATTGAGCAAAGCAGGAACAGGGCGAAAGAAAGTTTATATATAATAATGTAACGGCAACCAATGGCAACCAATGTAACGGCAACCAATGTAACGGCAACGGCAACCGATATAATAATATAGTAAGGTTGCAACGTTGCAACCAATAGTAAAAAGCCAAAAAATCTGAAAAGAAATTTTGAAAACGATAACCCCACTATCGAAAAAAAATCGACTTTCTGTTTTGGATCTTGATCGTCAAATGGGGGTACTACCCAAACTCTCTAATTATCTAAAAAAACTATATCTTTGTTTAACTTTAAAATTTCGCAATATGAAACAGAGATTAGATTTATCGAACAGTATCTACCAACAGAGACCAAATGGTTCTTTGAGTGGTTTAACTGTAAATGATGGTATGTTGATTAACAACAGACCTGATGGACAGTCGGGAATTGTACAAGCTGCTCAAGCAAGAAAAGCCATGAAACAGGCAGAGAAAATTTCGATTATAGCAAGAGGAAATGCTATGGGAGAAATGCTGTCTGAGATGGGAGAATGCTCTGAGTGTGATTAATCAAGACCAACCAAAAAATAAGAGGGACCTAAAAGTCCTTCTTTTTTTTTATAATTGACATTTTCGGTTATGTTTTACGACGTTTTTGCGACGACTCAATTTTTCTAACTATTTGATTATTAACTATTTATTCTTTAAATGTCGATAATGTCGAAAAAAAGAAGGAAATATAGTGGGGAAAAAACTAAAGGAGGTATATTTATATATATATATATAGGGAGACCTAAAATTGACATCCGACATAAGCTTACGTAGTAAGTTTATAATCGAGTCATTTTGCAATTCGCGATTTGTATTGTATATGAAAAATATATATATTTGCATTGTAATTTTAAATCAAATCAAATGTTAGACAATCAAGGTTACTCTCCTAAAGATTTATGCTTTGGAGAAGAGGGCAGAAAGAAATTAGTTAGTGGCGTTGTAAAGATGTCAAAAGCTGTAAAGAGTACATTAGGACCAAATGGTAATACTGTACTGATTGAATCTCCGGATCATACTCATGGTATCACAGTTACTAAAGATGGTGTCACTGTTGCAAAATCAATTTACTTACTTGACCCTTCGGAGAACCTTGCGGTTCGTATGATGAAGGAGGCTGCTGATAAGACTGCTACTTCTGCGGGAGATGGTACTACAACTGCTATTGTACTTACTGAAGGATTGGTATTGGGAGGACTTGAGCATATCAAGCCGCACCACAATAGAACGGAGGTGCTTCGCAACATGGTGGAGATAAGCGACAAGGTGGTGGAGAATCTAAAGAAGAAGAGTAAGAAGGTTACTAACAGTATGCTTATTGATGTGGCTTCAATCTCTGCGAACAATGATAAAGAGATTGGGAGAATAATTGCCGAGGTGTATAAAGATGTTGGCAAGACAGGGATTGTAACGGTGGAGAAAAGCCAAAATGATGAGACGTATGCGGAGACCACTATGGGTTTGAAATTTGACAGAGGGTATTTGAGTCCGATGTTCATCAATGATCAGAAGAAAGACGAGTGCGTATTTGAGGATGTTATGGTATTGGTAGCTGACATGGAGATATCGAACATATTGCAGATTGAGAATATTCTTAAGCCAATCATTAGCGAAGGTAAAAAGCTGTTAATCATCGCTCCTTGTGCTGCTCCTGTGATAAACACGTTGGCGGCTAATGTTATGAAGGGGAATGTGAAGATATGTGCGGTTGCACCGCCTAGTTTCGGGTACAAGCAACACGAATTGATGCATGATATAGCTGTAAGCTTGGGTGCTACCTACTTCAGTGAGAAAACAGGAGACGATTTGAGCATTATTAACTTCGGTGACTTGGGTCATGCTTCAAAAATCATCGTTAGCAACGACAAAACAATAATCATAAAGTCAAATGCACGCTCAAAACAGGACTTAATTGACGAAAGAGTAAGCCAATTAAGGGAGAACTACAAAAGTGCCACTAAAAAGGCTGATAAAGACTTCTTATTGGAGCGTATAGCGTCACTAACAGGTGGAATAGGGGTGATATTTGTGGGTGGACAGACCGACTTGGAGCAAAAAGAGTTATATGACAGGGTTGATGACGCTGTTTGCGCAGTAAGATCAGCACTAGAAGAGGGTATATTACCCGGTGCAGGTAAGGCTTTGCTTGAACAGAGTGCAGAGATTGGCACAACAGCAGAGCAATCTGCAGAGATGGACATTGCGAGTATAATTATCAGAGATGCGCTGATGGCTCCGTTCCAACAAATCTTGGCAAACGCAGGTTTAAAGCCATCGGATGTGTATCCCATTGGCATAGAGTTAGGTCATGGGTATAATCTGAAAACAAAAGAGTACGGTGACTTGATTAAGATGGGTGTTATTGACCCGCTTAAAGTAACACGTAGTGCATTACAAAATGCTGTGTCAGTTGCTGTAACAATCTTGAGTACCAATGCAATTATAACAATGGCTCGTTCATACGAGCAAATATAAACGCTATGCAACCAATAGGGAAATTTATAGTTATCAAAATAGTTGAAGAGGAATTGAAAACACAATCAGGTATGATACTATCTGCCGAAGATGTAAACCAATTCCGTTACAAGCGCGCGCTTGTTATGGCATCAGGTACTGATGTATTGAACATAAAGAAAGATGACGAGATATACTATGACAAAAGCCATAGTTTCACGATGTTAATCAACGGAGAGCAGTGTACGATTATTCGGGAGTCTGATGTCGTTGTTGTTTTATAGCTTCGTTCATCTTGATGATCATATCACGATAGACTTTATCGGTATAAGATACATTCTTTAAAAACATTCTATTAAATGAATTACTAGTGGGGATTTCTTCCCCACTCATTTTTCTATACATAGACTGAATAACTCTTCGCGCTTTAATTGAGAGTTGGTATAGAGCTTTATTATTCTTCAGCTTTGGTCTAAACACTTCGATCCAACCTCTTGACCTTAGACTTTCAAATCTATTCATGTCCCAATTCAGTATAGTATCATATTCTGCAAACTTTGCTCTATCGAAATATTTTTCAGAGTATAAGAAAAACATCATGTCAAGGTCTGACTGAGTTAGTTCGTATCTTACTTTTGCGAATTGGCGAATGACTCTCCAATATTTCATATAATCTTCTTGATTTGATTTCATTTGATTTTTTTTTATATATTTGCTACAAAGTTATTAATTAAAAACAAATGAAAGTAGTTAAAGGAAGATTAATTACCGTTGACAATACCAATCGAATCTTTGGTTCTGCTGATAGCTATATTGCTATTCAGGTAGAAGATGCTGATGGAGGAAACGAAAGATGTTTATTGTTCACTGATGCAGAGATTGCAAAAGCTGAAGAGAGAGCAAAAAAAAATCCTGAGGACCTTACTGAAAAAGGGTTCTTCACAAATTTATTAGATTAATTAAAAAGAAATAATTATGGCACTACCAATTAAAAGACCCGATTTTCCATTAGCTGCTACACCGGAACCAATGCCTGTTAGCTCAGGATTGCAACCTGCTACTCAATTTGGAGCAATGCCTACGAATAAATTTCAGGCTACTGCTGATGCAGCTATAAGACAAGTAAATGAGATGGGTGCTGCTAAGACAGCTCAGCAAACTCAGCAAACTCAACAAGTTCAACAACAACCTCAGCAACAATAATCATGGCAGAAGAGAAAAAAGAAAATAGAGACTATCCATTGGCTACAACACCTGTAACTATATTGGATGACCTTCAGAAAGCATCAGTTGCTAGATTGAAGGCTAAGAGAGAGGCAAGAAAAACAAAGCAAGAAAGAGGAACTCAAACAGGAGCTGATAAACTTCAAGGATTGGCATCTTTAAAAAACACATTAGGTAAGCAATATTACAGACCAACAACTGAAACGCTTGCAAAAAGAGTAAAAAAATAAAAACTAAATAAAAATGAAAAAGTCAACAAACAATTCACCGGCATCATCAAAATTAAAAGCACCTGCAGCAGCAGCAAAACCTGCTATCAAAGGAATGGTTAAATCAGTAACAAAGAAGAAATAATGGCAAAGAACACTCCAAACTTGCCGGGTTCATCTCGTTTGCAAGCACCAAGTACAACAGGTGGTAACAAAAGATTATCCATCAACCAAAATAGCAAAGGCGCTACTAGTAAAGTAATGTCAGGTGCTAAATCAGGAGGAATAAAAATGAAAAAAAACTGTTAATAAAAATGGCAAAGAAAAAAGAAGAAACTGTAGAAGAAACTACAGTTGTAGAGACTACTGTTGTAGTAGATGAGACTCCTGTTGTAGAGACAGTTGAAGTTGATAAGTTTCCGGGACATAATACAAGAGCATTTAGACGATAAGCCATGGCTGATAAGTCTAAAATGCAATGCAACCGCCCGACTGCTTCGGACAGACCGGGGAAGAAAAAGATGGTAAAAGCTTGTAGTGGAGGAGAAGAAAAACTCCTTCACTTCGGAGCTAAAGGCTATGGTAACAACTATAGTCCTGCTGCTCGAAAAAGCTTTAAAGCAAGACATAGTTGTGATACAGCTAATGATAAGTTAACCCCAAGATATTGGGCGTGTAAAAATTTATGGGCAGGACCGGGAGGTTCAACCACAAGCAATCCAAGTAACCGTAAAGGAAAATATTAAAGTTATGAATAGAGATTATCCATTAGCACCATCAATTTTTGGTAACGAAAATGATAAAATCAATAGACTTAGAAGAAGAGAAAATAAGTTGGTTGATAAAGCAAAACAGGCTGTAGATGAAGGTAGAGACAAAAAAGCTGATAGACTTTTTGGAAGAGCTGCTAGAATTGAAGACAGAAAAATAAAATTATCTGAAAAAAAGTAAGGAAAATTATTAAAGTTATGGGAGATTTAAAAGTTATACCACCACAAGAAAAACCAAAGCAAGACGAACTTCGTCAAAAAGCTAAAAGATGGGATAAAGTAAAAGGACAGTATCGTCAAAATGAAGATGGTACAAGGTCAAGTCATAGAATGGCATATTCCACAACAGACAATGGAGCTATAGCTTATCCTACTGTATATCCTAGAGATAGAAAAGGAACACAATCTCACGATCCTAAAGATTGGATTGAGTTAAAAGGTAAAGAAGCTATTGATACGGCAAAAGCAAGAGGAGAACTCTATAGATTTAAGAATGAACAAAATGCTGCTAAATGGTCTGAAGGAGAGTATAAAAAAAATTAACCATGAAAAAAGTAATTGCGAAAGCAAAACAATACGAGTCTAAGAAATCATTAGATGGCAAGATGAAGTTTCTGAAAGGAAATGTATCAAAGCCACCTGCAAAAAAGAAATAAGATGCCAAAAGATGGCATGGGAAGAAAAGTTTCAAAAATTTAATATCTTTACAAAATGAAATCACAAGGATTAGGAGACACAATTGAGAAAATAACTGCAGCAACAGGAATAAAAAAGGCCGTTGAGTTTGCAACAAAATCATCAGGAAGAGAATGCGGTTGTAACGCAAGAAAAGAAAAGTTAAACGATCCAAACTTATTAGTAAACAAAATATTATATAAAACACAATAACATGTCAGTATTCAAAACAACATTTTCAAGAGCATTAAATGTATTTGCATCAAATGATGCTAATATACCTTATCCTTATGTAATAACATCAGGAACTAATACATCAACAAGTAGTGGTCAGTTAAGAGATAATACTACTGATTTTACATTATTAAACATAAAAGAAGGAGATATTGCTTATAATATTACAAATGGTACTGCAGCTACTATTATAATAGTAAAAAATTCAACGCAATTAGATTTAAACGCGGATATATTTACCGCTATAGATCAAGAATATGTTATATATCAAGCATCACCTCAAACAGGATTAGGCAATCAGGGATGTTATATTTATATTGGAGATGCTGATACTAATTATGAGGTTGTAACAATAGGAGGAGATCAAATTATATTTATTGCGCCAATCAGAGGAACTGTTTTGCCTCTTCAGATTATAAAATTGATTTCAGGTGGTAACTGCGTAGCTCTTTGGTAAGATGGCAAAGATTAAACAGCAAGATAGTACTTATCAATCTAAACCAAAAAAGTCAGGAGTAGCATCTAAGACAAAAACGAGTACCCTTAAAACGAGTAAGAACTACGTGAAAGCGTACAGAGGACAGGGAAGATAATGAAATATATCAATTATATATTGTCATCAATATTATTATTATTTGTGCCAATACAAGGACTTTTAATAGCTGTAGCTGCAGCAATAGTATTAGACACTTTTACAGGAATATTTAAAAGTGTAAAACTAAAAGGTTGGAGCAGTATTAGAAGCAGAGTTTTGTCAAATATAATATCAAAGATGGCGTTATATGAAGTATGTATTTTATTCTTATTCGTTATAGATAAATATGTTCTAAATGAATTTATAATTAGGTCATTTGGAATAACATATATGTTTACAAAAATCTGTACTATCCTTTTAATTTTTGTAGAGTTGGTATCTATAAAAGAGAATATCGAAGAGACTTTTAAAATTGATATTTGGAAACTGCTTAAAAAAGTATTCTTAAGAGCAAAAGAAATTAAATCAAATATAGACGACTTAAAAGAATGACAACACAACAGATTATAAAAAAATACGGAACCCCTAATGAAACAGGGGTTGGTTATTTAGTAAAGATTCAACTTCCATACCCTATGCGTCTTGCTTGGGATACAGACACTACAGTAACTACAATGATGTGTCATAAATTAGTAGCTGATAAATTAAAAGCAGCATTTACAGATATATTAGCTGAGTATGGTTATAAGAAAATTAGAGAGCTAGGCATTGATTTATTTGGTGGTTGTTTCAACTACCGAAAAATGAGAGGTGGTTCTGCTTGGTCAATGCACGCTTGGGGAATAGCAGTTGATTTAGATCCGGGAAGAAATAAATTAAAAGAGACATCAAAGACTGCACGATTTGCACGACCTGAATATAAGCCAATGATTGACATATTCTATAAAAATGGATTTGAGTCATTGGGTAGAGAGAAGAATTTTGATTGGATGCACTTTCAAATAAAAGACTAATGAAAAAAATAATTATTCTGTCCCTAATTTTGTCAATATTTGGGACAAGTTGTGCTTCGAGAAAAGTAAATATAGACAAAGTAGATACTGTAGTTAAATCAGACAGCACTTCAGTAACAAAACAAGAAGTTGTTACTACTCAAGATAATCACGTTAGTGTTGTTACAGATACTGATGAAATAGAGATAAGTCCGATATCTGATACAATACCTATGGTTGTGAATGGAATAACGTACAAAAACGTAAAGATAAGACATAAAAAAA